AACAAGATGATTCGTACATGGATGCCGATGTAACTTTTAATAACCTATACAAGGAGCAAGTGAAATGATGAAAGCAAAAATGATGGCTGCTGGTGGTATGAGCAAAAAAGGATATGCCGCTGGTGGTATGGCTAAAAAGGGATATGCCGCTGGTGGTATGGCTATGGTTGAAAAAGACGGTAAGAAAGTACCAGCTTTTGCTGCCGATGGTAAGGGTAAGATGGCTAAAGGTGGCGCTGTAATGAAAAAACCCGCTGTAGCTAAAAAGAAATAATGCCAGCAAAAGACGCTAGTAAATTTACAACAGAATCAATTAATGTAACAGCTACAGCCGCTGATGCTAGTGCTCAGTTGTTGTATCAATGTCCTGTTAATTTTTCTGCTGTGGTTACTTTTTTAATTGTATCCTCTGGTGCAGTGGGTAACAAAGATATTTCTTTACAGTTTTATCACCACGAACACGCCACTTATAAATATATGTTAAGAACATATAGGATGAGTGCTAATAGTGTTTTTATTGTAACAAACACAGCTTCTATGTTACTACATCAAGGTGACAAACTAGTTTGTTTTACAGACAGTACAGGCAATTTTGATGTCACTCTTTCTGTAGAAGAATATTTTGATGCAACAAGAAAACTTTAAATAACTGGAATAGATATGTTTCTAATAGAATTTATACTTTGTTTTCCTACGCAGCCATGTATTTCTGTAATTGACATACCAAGAACAAAACATGAAACTATGGAAGGATGTTGGCAAGTTGCTTATTACAAAGCTTTAGAACTTGAAACAATGAATAAACAATTAAACCCAATAGTACAGTTTAGATGTGTAGAAGAAGAACAATCAGAAGTGTATAAAAATACCTAAGGAAAGATAATGGCTAAAGAACTAACAGAACAACACAAGAAGTTTCTTGAAGTGTTGTTTACAGAAGCTAATGGAGACATCACCACTGCTAAATACTTGGCTGGTTTTTCTAGAGGGTATAGCACAAGACTTCTCACAAACTATTTAAAAGAAGAAATCATTGAAGCCACCCAACTCTACATTGCTATGAATGCTCCAAGAGCAGCTATGGCTGTTGTAGGTGGCATTAACATGCCCACTGAGCTAGGCATCAAAGACAAGCTTAGTGCTGCCAAAGACCTGTTAGACAGGGCTGGCTTTGTTAAAACAGATAAAGTGCAAGTGGAATCTAGTGGTGGTGTGATGATATTACCTGCTAAAGAAAAACAGGTAGATGACTGACAGGGGAATAGGCAAGTGGATATTGCCACAGCCTGATATTAAAAGAAAAAAGTTTGTAGACATTCCAAAGATTGGGCGTACAATACCTTTTGGTTATAAGGTGAATGAAGAGGATAGTGGATGGCTTGTGCCAATTCCCTCTGAACTAGAAGCCTTAGAAAAAGCTAAGAAGTATTTAAAGCAATATAGTTTAGCTAAAGTGGCTGCTTGGCTTTCAACAACGACAGGTAGACACATAGGCCCCTCCTCTTTGGAAGTTAGAATAAAGAATGAACAGTCCCAAAAAAGAAGATCTACAACATATCGTCTCCTCGCCCGTAGGTACAAAGAAGCCCTTGAGAAAGCAGAATACTACGAAAAAAGAGTTGGCTGCACAGAAGACAGCTATTTTGGAACAGACGAATACAGAGAAATTAGAGACACCTTCTACAAACTTGAGAAGTGAAGAAGAGCATCAGAATGTAATTTTTAAACCTAATGCAGGGCCTCAGTCAGTTTTCTTGGCCTCTTCAGAAAGGGAAGTGTTGTACGGGGGTGCTGCTGGAGGTGGTAAAAGTTATGCCATGTTAGCAGACCCTCTTAGATATTTAGGACACCCACAATTTTCAGGACTATTGTTACGTCACACCACTGAAGAACTTAGGGAACTTATTTGGAAGAGCCAAGAGATATATCCAAAGATATATCCAAATATTAAGTGGAGTGAGAGGAAGATGCAATGGCAAGCTCCTAGTGGAGCTAGGTTGTGGATGTCTTACCTTGACAGAGATGAAGATGTATTGAGATATCAGGGATTGGCTTTTAGTTGGATTGGTTTTGATGAGTTGACACAGTGGCATACCCCGTTTGCGTGGAACTATATGCGTTCTCGCTTGCGTACCCCTGCTAGTGACCTACCAATTTTTATGAGAGCCACTACCAATCCGGGTGGGCCGGGGCATGCATGGGTTAAGAAGATGTTTATTGACCCTGCTGCTGCTGGTAAACCCTTTTGGGCAACTGATGTAGACACTGGGCAGGTACTATCATACCCAAAGGGACACAGTAGAGAGGGTCAACCACTGTTTAAGCGGCGATTTATACCCGCTATGTTGGCAGACAACCCCTATTTGGCTGAGGGTGGTGACTATGAAACCATGCTTTTGTCTTTACCAGAGCACCAACGCAAGCAATTGCTTGAAGGAAACTGGGATGTAGCAGAAGGAGCAGCGTTTCCTGAGTTTAACAGGGCTGTTCATGTGGTAAATAGCTTTGATATCCCCAAAAACTGGACAAAGTTTAGGGCTTGTGACTACGGATATGGTAGTTTTAGTGCTGTTGTGTGGTTTGCTGTCACCCCAAGCGAGCAATTGGTGATATATAGAGAGCTTTATGTCAGCAAAGTGCTGGCAAAAGATCTAGCCCACACGATATTGAGGGCTGAAGAGCACGATGGTGTCATTAGATACGGTGTTTTAGACAGTAGTTGCTGGCATAAGAGGGGAGATACAGGCCCCTCACTAGCAGAACAGATGATTATGGAAGGTTGTAGGTGGAGGCCAGCAGATAGAAGTGCTGGTAGTAGGGTGTCGGGTAAGAATGAGTTGCATAGAAGACTCCAAACTGACCCATTTACAGAACAACCAAGAATGATTATAACAAGCAATTGTGTAAACACCATTGCTCAACTTCCCATCATTCAGCTGGATAAGAAAAAGCCAGAGGATGTTGATACGAAGGGCGAAGACCATTTGTATGATGCTATTAGGTATGGAGTGATGAGCAGACCTCGTAGTAGTGTATTTGATTACAATCCAGCCTCTTCTAAAACCTCTGGAATTAGAATTGCTGACCCATTATTTGGCTATTAAGGAACAACATGGAAAAGAATAAACAAATGCTTGGTGATAAAACCCTAGCTTTAGATGATGTAAAGAATAAAGAAGAAGAGGGTTTCTCTGGCGGGGGTTTAATTTCCTATATTCAAGAGAGATACACAAGATCAGAAGAAAGCAGACGGGCAGACGAAAGCCGTTGGCTACGTGCTTATAGAAACTACAGAGGCATCTATGGCCCTGATGTTCAATTTACAGAAACTGAGAAGTCTCGTGTTTTTATTAAAGTGACTAAGACTAAAACCTTAGCTGCTTACAGCCAAATCACTGAGGTGTTGTTCTCTAATAATAAATTTCCATTGAGTGTTGATCCCACTACCCTACCTGATGGTGTGGTTGCTGATGTACACTCCGATCCTAAAGCACCTCCTTCTACAGGAGAGGCTATGCCAACAGAGATTCCTTTTGGTGAAACTAGTGGAAACATTCCAAAGGGATTTGACTTGGATGTGTTGGAACAAATGTTGGGATCTATGAAAGACGATCTTAAAGATTTACCCAACTTAAAAGAAGGCCCCGGTGTCACTCCTTCTTCCATCACTTTTAGTCCTGCAACCGTTGCAGCTAAGAAGATGGAGAAGAAAATACATGACCAGCTTGAAGAAACAGGAGCGTCTAAGCATTTACGCTCCACTGCTTTTGAGATGGCATTGTTTGGTACAGGCGTAATGAAAGGGCCTTTTGCTGTCAACAAAGAATATGCAAATTGGGCTGAGAGTGGTGAATATAAACCAATAATTAAAACTGTTCCTGAAGCTTCTCACGTTTCTCTTTGGAACTTCTATTGGGATCCTGATGCCACTAACACTGACGAATGTCAGTATGTAATTGAGCGTCATAAAATGAGCCGCACTCAGCTTAGAGCTTTGAAGAAGCGTCCTTATTTTAGAGCCAATGTCATTGATCAAATTATTGATGAAGGTGAGACATACAATAAAAAATATTGGGAAGACGATCTCAGAGACTATACACCAAACTTTGGTGTTGAACGCTTTGAAGTGTTGGAATATTGGGGGAATGTAGATATTGATCTGCTTGAAGAAAATGAAATCACCATTCCAGAAGATATGATGGAGGCAGGTGAATTACAGGCTAACATTTGGTTCTGTAATGGAAAAATTTTACGTCTTGTCCTCAATCCTTTTAAGCCAGCAAAGATACCTTATTATGCTGTGCCATATGAACTAAACCCCTACTCTCTAGCTGGTGTAGGTATCGCTGAAAACATGGACGATACCCAAACCTTAATGAATGGTTTTATGCGTATGTCAGTGGATAATGCGGTTCTTTCTGGCAACCTTGTATTTGAAGTGGATGAAACCAACCTCGTACCGGGACAAGACTTGTCTGTGTTTCCGGGTAAGGTGTTTAGGAGACAAGGTGGAGCACCGGGTCAGGCTTTGTTTGGTACAAAGTTTCCTAATGTTTCACAAGAAAATCTTCAATTGTTTGATAAAGCAAGACAATTGGCAGATGAGTCTACAGGGCTTCCTTCGTTTTCATATGGACAAACAGGTATATCTGGTGTAGGTCGCACAGCAAGCGGCATAAGCATGCTGATGAATGCAGCTAGTGGTAGTATTAAAACTGTCATTAAAAACCTAGACGACTATTTGCTTGGGCCTATTGGAAAAGCTTTCTTCAATTTCAATATGCAATTTGATTTTGATCCTGAGATTAAAGGCGACTTAGAAGTTAATGCTAGAGGCACTGAAAGTTTGATGGCTAATGAAGTGAGAAGCCAGCGTTTAATGCAATTCTTGCAGATAGCTAGCCAACCTTCTCTTATGCCTTTTGCTAAGTTTCCATATATCATTAGAGAAATTGCAAAGAGCATGGACTTAGACCCAGACAAAGTGACTAACAACATGGATGAAGCCATGCGCCAAGCGGTGTTAATGCAGCAAGGTGCTCCTGCCCCTACTGCTGGACAGCCCCCACAAGGTGTGGCAGGGCCTCCGGGCGTGGCTGATATGACAGGCGGTGGTGGTGGTAACATTGGTATTGGTGCTGCACCAGTGCCGGGAGAACAAGGATTTAGCGGAAATGAACAACAAACCCCACCTATCTAAACTTAAATCATTTGTTAATAACAACAGTCAGTGGGAATCTTTTTTAGAGGCTCTTGATTATGAAATAAGTAGTTGTCATAAAAAACTTGAGCAGTCAAAAGATGTTCAAGATATTTATCAAACACAAGGCGCAATTGCTGCTTTACGCAGACTTAAATATTTAAAGGATGAAATAAATGTACAACAATAAATTTTTAGCTGAGGGTGGTATGCCAGATGAAGGTGGCACAGTTGATCCTGTGAGTGGTAATCAAGTTCCTCCCGGCGCTATGCAAGAAGAAGTGAGAGATGACATTAGTACAGCACTTAGCGAGGGAGAGTTTGTTTTTCCTGCTGATGTTGTACGTTATGTAGGGCTAGAACGTCTAATGCAAATTAGAGACTTAGCTAAGCGTGGTTTACAGAAGATGAATGAACAGGGACAAATGGGTAATGCTGACGAAGTGGCAAACCCAGAAGCGCTTCATGGTGATGAGTTTTCTAAGAACGTAGATCAAATTATGTCTGAGCTTCCAGAAGAAGGCACAGAAACTGAGATGGCTTTGGGTGGTATGGCTACAGATCAGACACAGTTTCAACCACCACCCCCTGCTGGAGCAGTGAGTGATCAACAGATGTTAAACAACTTAGCTCCTTACTTTACATCAGAACAAGCTCCTATGGAACAACCTAAAACAGGATTGATGGCTAAGAAAAAAAGTATGGTATAATAAACATATTGTAACCAGAGGTGGGCTGGTCAATATTTACAACACCCACCATTATTGGCTACCTATCTCCCCGCATATGGCGGCAACAGCTAGCTCCAACTTATAGAGGTATTTATGACTGACGTTGTTTTAGAACAGAAACAAGAAGTAAAAGTTTATTCTCCTTTTGGCAAACGTAATGCCAACAATGAGAAGATTGAACAAGAAGAAGCAGAACTTAAAGAACTGCAAGAAACAAACAAAGGTGAGAAGAAACAAGAGGAAGATGATTCTAACCTATCTTCAGAAGAAAAAACATTTAAGAAGCGTTATGGAGATCTGCGTAGACATTCTCAGCAGCAACAAACACAGCTTCAAACACAGATTGATGAACTGAAGTCTCAACTTCAAAAGAGCACAACCAATCAAATTAAGTTGCCTAAAACAGAAGAAGAACTTTCTGCTTGGGCTGAACAATATCCAGACGTAGCTAAGATTGTTGAATCCATTGCTATGAAGAAAGCTAAAGAGCAGTCTGAATCAATTGAGCTACGGCTCCGTTCTTTAGATGAAAGAGAACTTGAGACAGCTAGGGACAAAGCTGAAGATGACCTTCTGCGTTTGCACCCAGATTTTGATAAGATTCGGGATACTGATGACTTCCATGATTGGGTAGAAGAACAACCAAAGTGGGTACAACAGGCTTTGTATGAAAACGACACAGACGCAAAAGCTGCTGCTAGGGCCATTGATCTATATAAAGTAGATAAAGGTATTACAAGGACTAAGACTAAAGAGTCTAGCAAAGACGCTGCACAAAGTGTAGGTTCTAGAGGAAGTAGGTCATCTCCTGCTGACATAGACACAGATGGTGTTATTTATGAGTCTGTGGTAAATCGAATGACCACACAACAGTACGAAGCAAACCAAGAAATTATTGCTAAGGCTATTAAATCTGGTAAGTTTGTGTATGATATTAGTGGTAATGCAAGATAATAGTTGACAAACTATTTTTAAATGCTATAACTTTAAACACGGCTACTTCGGTAGCCAGTTTCCTTAAGCCGTTATTCGCTATAACCACCTTAAGCAAACAAGTAACATGTAACGCAAAGCAAGTAAACTGTCAGAATCACCTGTAAGTTTATTAGCCTGTAGATAGAGATAGCGGCGGTTGTCTCCACTACACACCTAATAATATCAGCCTCTGTAGTTGTGTGAGCGTATTTAATTATATGCCCTATCAATATCTTAGGAGGATACATCATGGCATTTCCAAAGGCAACTGGCTATAATAACTTACCCAATGGTAATTTTAGCCCAGTTATTTATTCCAAGCAAGTTCAGCTTGCTTTCCGCAAATCATCTACAGTCGAAGCTATTACTAATAGCGACTATTTTGGCGAGATCGCCGCTATGGGCGACTCTGTTAAAATCATCAAAGAGCCTGAAGTTTCTGTTCAGTCTTATGCACGTGGTACACAAATCACTGCACAAGACCTGAATGACGAAGACTTCACCCTTGTTGTTGATCAGGCTAACTACTACGCCTTCAAGATTGACGACATCGAAGCCGCTCATTCCCACGTAAACTTTATGCAGATGGCATCTGATCGTGCAGCTTATCGCTTGCGTGACCAGTATGACCAAGACGTATTGGGCTACTTGTCTGGTTTCCAACAAACCACCAAGCATACTCAAGCCGATACTGCTCGTACCACTTTCCCCGGTACTAAAGCTTTGTCTCAAGCAGGTTCTAACGAACTGTTAGCAACCATGATATTGAAGAAAAGTGACTTTGGTAACATCACCACAGCTTCTGCTGGCGATCACTCAATTCCTTTGGCTGCTCGTTTGCCCGGTGCTACTGCTCTGCCCACCGCTACAGCTTCTCCTTTGATGGTGATTGCTCGTATGGGTCGTTTGTTGGATCAACAGTTTGTTGACTCCAATGGTCGTTGGTTGGTGGTTGATTCTGTTTTCATTGAACTGTTGAAAGACGAAGACAGTCGTTTGTTGAACAGCGATTTTGGTGGTGCTGGCTTGCAAAACGGCTTGGTCATCAACAACCTGCATGGCTTCAAAGTCTATGTGTCTAACAACCTTCCCAAAATTGGAACTGGTTCCAGCACTACTGGATCTGCTAACCAAAACTCCAACTTCGGTGTGATTGTTGCTGGTCATGATTCTGCTGTTGCAACTGCACAGCAAATCACCAAAACAGAAACCTATCGTGATCCAGATAGTTTTGCTGACATCGTGCGTGGTATGCACCTTTATGGTCGTAAGATTTTGCGCCCCGAAGGTATTGTCACTGCTAAATACAACGCCGCTTAAGGAGAACATAAATGGCAACTATTACCACTCTCTCTAACTCTGTTGGCGCAGCTACACAACCTGCTCGTAGCATCCGTCCTATGCCTTATGTGGTGGAAAACACCATCAGCTTGGCTGCTGCTGTAACAGCAAAAGGTAGCGCACTTGCTGCTGCTGACGTAATCGAAGCTCTGCAAATTCCTGCTGGCTCTATTGTGTTGGCTGCTGGCTTTGAGGTTACTTCTGCTGTCACTGGTAGCTGTACAGTTAGCTTAGGCGTTACTGGTGTCACTGCTGCGGCTTACGTTGCAGCTTTCGCTGTAACTGGCTCAACAACTGTCGGTACTTATGCAACTCCTGCTACTGCTGGCTATCCCATCGTTACTACAGCCGCTGACACCTTGGACTTGTTGTTGGTTACTGAAACCACAACATTGAGCGTTGGCTCTATCCGTGTCTTTGCTGTCCTCGTTGATGCACAAGACAAGGTTGGCCCTGCTTCTGTAGATCGTGAACAGTTGGCTTAATAGCTAACTAAACCGAGGGGCAGCTTCCAAAAGAGGTTGCCCCTTTTTTTGTTCGTAACGAAAGACTTTATAATGGCTATCACATCTGCTCTTTGCACAAGCTTTAAAAAAGAACTTCTAGAAAGAAAGCATGATTTTAATGTTACTTCTGGTCACACTTTTAAAATTGCTTTGTTTACTTCCGCAGCAACTCTTGATGCGTCAACCACGGCTTATACAACTTCTAACGAAGTGGTAGGCACTGGCTACACCGCTGGTGGAGCAACCCTTACAAACATTGACCCAACATCTAGTGGCACTACAGCCTTTGTAGATTTTTCTGACGTAACTTTTGCTAGTGCTACTATCACTGCTGCTGGCGCTCTTATTTATAATACCACCACTGACGGTGGTTCAGCTACTACCAATGCTGTAGCTGTCATCTCTTTTGGTGGAGATAAGACTTCTACCAATGGTGACTTTGTCGTTCAATTCCCCACAGCAGACGCAAGCAACGCAATTATTAGAATTGCTTAAGGAGTAGCTATATGGCTACAACTGTACGCTCTGGTGCTATATACGGCATAGGTGTCTATGGTGTAGCTAGGTATGGTAAGAGCAATGTTGCTTATACTCCAGACGGTGTATCTGCCACAGCAGCAGTAGGTAGTGTTTCTATTGTTGCTAAAGCAACCACCTCAGTTACTGGAGTAGTTGGAACAGGTAATATAGGAACTGTTTCAGTTGTAGGTAAAGCTACTATATTACCAACAGGGGTATCAGCTACTGGCGCTGTAGGTACTAATTTCACATTCAGTTTAGTCTGTAGATTCACACCAACAGGAGTGGCTTCTACAGGCTCCGTAGGCAGTGTTGTTGTTGTAGCTAAAGCCAATACCAGTGTTTTTGGTTTAGGGGCAATAGCAACTTTAGGAACTGTAGAAGTAAAAGCACAAAGTGTTTATGCTACAACTGGTGTAGTTGCTACAGGAAGTGTTGGTAGTGTTTCTATATTTGAGAACGCACAGCCAACATTCAATGGTGTAGATGCAATAGGTAGTGTTGGTAGTGTTACAATTATCACTGTTGTTTTCAATTATAATGCTGTTGCAGCTTTATATGATAAAAATAGAACAGTGTATGTGGAAGCTAAATCCACTGCTAAAGAACGTACAGTGATGGTGATGAAAGATAATAGGGTTATATATATAGAAGGAAGATCTACAACAGCTACACGAACCGCAAGTGTAGATGAGCTTTCAAGAAAGATATATACATACAGAAAACTCTCCTCATCTGATAGAAGTGTATTAGTGGAGTAAGGAATAATATGTCATTTAGATGGCCCAATAAAGATCCAGATGAAACTCTAGACTACAGTGTTGATTGGTCTAGATGGCTCAATGGTGCTACCATTTCATCTGTGCTTTGGTTTGTGGATAACTCTTCTGGAGTAAAGACAGCTTTACCCGCAAGCAACACTGTTAACGGTTTACAAAATGTTGCACAGACCATTAGTGGTGGGGTGGCTACAATTAATTTAGGCTTAGGTACAAACAATACTGAATATAAAATCTATTGTAATATGTCTGATAGTAGTGGTAGTGTAGCTGAGCGTGTTATTAGATTGAGAATTAAGG